CAACTACCCGTGGGGAATCACGCAGCGCGCGTATGTGGGGTCCATGTGTTACATGACCCCATATAGTAGGATTGCTTTACCATCTTCAGTTTACCTGAGTTATGTACAGGCTTGGGAGACGGAGAGAGTCGCTTATGAGGAGCATGACAGCTCCTCGCGTCGCGCGTGGTGGAATATGCAACCTCGATTCGAGGGCCGTGTTCAGCTTTTGAACTCGATTTTTGAGCTCAAAGATTTTGCTGACATTGCTAAGGCCGTTGTACGCTTTCCTTACCGGAATTGGCGTGACGGTCTTGTCTCGTTAAAAGGGGTAGTGCATAGAGCAGCCAAGGACAGCGGCATCAAACCAGACGATGTTACTCTGGGGATGCTGCCTACGCTTCTAAAGCGCCTTGACTTGTCCACCAGAGGTCTAGCAGCGCTCTGCCTAATCAGACGACTAGTAATCGATCCCACGATCGCGGATGCACTTGCGATCCATGAACAAATGGGACGAGTAGTCAAGGAAGAGCAGGAGAAGTTCCAGAAGAAGGGACTGCTCCAATCTCGTGCACATTTCAGAGAACTCCTGTACAAGGATCACTCTGAAACCGTCGGTACCAAGAACGGCTACTGGCGGAAGCTTATGAAGCAAAGAAAGGTAACTTTCAATGCCTCGATGGAATATACGTATGATTACAAAATGCGCAATCCCATCAAAGCTTTCACGAAATTCTGGGGTCTAGACCTCACCGAACACGTGATTTGGAATGGATTGAAACTCACGTGGCTGGTCGACTACATTTGTACGATCAGTGATTCCATTGATACCATGAATCGCGATCCAAACGTCGATTTACTCCCGCTTCAATACTGCGAGAGTATACTCAACGAAGCTAAAGCTGGGTACTACACGACGGGCGATTCGAGAACGTTTTGGCACTGCGTGAACGGGATACTTGTCCCCGGAACGCAAGCCGACATAGCCATTTCAGGCTATGAGTTCTCCTCCTACAGGCGCAGCGTGGTCGAGCCGAACCGAGGTACGTCTCTTCCGCAACTCAAGTGGCCGAGTATCAGCCAACTGAAAGTTGTAGCTGCGTTACTGCGATGTTGGATTTAAAGGCAACTCTGGCAACCATTCCCTTCGGGGCGTACCCCACAGCGTACGAAAACCGCTGTATATCTTTCATATAAAGGAAATCCAAAAATGGGACTCTTTACTAACCCTGTCACCCTCACGGATGGCACCGACAATCGCATTTTCGCACAACGTTCCACACTCCAGGGTTTGAAACCTGGCATGTTTGGTGGTGATTACATTGAGACAGCTGCTGAAATCGCAGCTAAATCTTTGCTCACCGTTAAAACGGATATGCGAACGGCTATCATTCGTAATCTGCTCCAGCGTACGCACAAAGTGCATCCCGCTGCAGATACGGAAACTGACGATCTGTACGCCATCACATGGAACATTACCTGTGTGGCGCACGAACTGTTCAGTGCAGCCGAGCTTCAGCTGGAGTACAACATCCTGGCTGATGCTATGCAGGAAGCGAACGTTATCAAGTCTCTCCGGTCAGGCCAATCTTAATACGGCCCAATGGAGGTGCCTGATGTCGAATCTCTTCCGTGTTGCAGCAGTGCCTTTTGAAATTATTATAACGGCACTGACCGCGCTGGCACGTCTTATCTACGAGATTGTGTCGAAGCGAAAATAAACCTCAAC